ATACCAACACCGACAGGTGGATAATTCTTGTTGCCCAAGATATTACCGCAGGATTTGATGATGGACCAAAAACAGTTTCATTTGCGGAATCGTACAAGACTTGGACCTTTGGCACAGATGGTACACTAACATTACCAAAAAATAGCAGTGTAGGAGAAGTTACACCCGCTACAGGTGCCGCGGCGCATGTAATAGTAATACAAAGTGCTTCTAGTATTTTAAATACATCTTTTGCCTCATTACCGCCAGCACCCATATCCAACTATGCTGTTCCTGGAACTGATATTGTAGTCAATGTCACTTGGAATACAAATGGCGAAGACTATCATGCTCCAGCATTTGTAGTGGTCAACGGTGGCTCTGGTCACACAGGCGGTGGCGAATCTGGTGGCGGTGATGTACTAACTGTTCCTTATGCTGACATGGGAATATCGGGCGGTGGCAACTGGACTTGGTATGTGGCTGACATTGCCAGTGATGTTGTATTGACAGCAGGACTTGAAAGTTGGACATTTGGTGGAGATGGTAGTTTAACATTCCCAGACGCCACAGTACAGACTACTGCCTACCCTGGTGTTACCACTGTGGCCAAGAATGGTCCAGTAGCTGAAGATGTAGGCAAAGGTGAAGCCGCAACAGTCACCATATCACCTAGCAACAATATTAACCTAAACGTAGGCACAGTACTTGGTGTAGTATTTGGTACAGGATTTACACTTGACATCACAGTGGCAGCTAACGGCGACATTAGTGCTGTGGTTACTGATAGTGCTGTTAATCTCAGCGTTGGCGATTATGGAACAGTATTAGGTGGTGGATCACTAGGTGGAACAATGGGAGTTGATGACACTACATTTACTGTGGCCACATTGACCAACGTTATCGCAGCCACTGCTATAGATGTAACTAAGACTATCAACAAACTGTCAGAAGGTGTTTATACTCTAGCTGATGGTGTTGAAGGACAAATCATGTATCTAGTTCCTACAGAAGGTGGAGTTGATATAGGTGACTCAGCCAACGTAGTAATCAATATACCAGGAAAATCTAGAACCAGTGGTAGATATACCGGACAACAATATATCTCTATTGGTGGGAATTTCAATGTATTCTATCCATTCAAGACGATTGCTACGCCTGATGTTACAGGAGCCGCTGATGTTTATGTAGACACAAACGTTTGTACTTTGATATTTACAGATGACGCCTGGCAAGCACAGGGCGGATCTTGGGCTGTTTAACGTATATTAAATTAGCTAGGTTTGGCAAAACTGCAAACCGGCTAAATATACTAAAGAGAGCGAAATATGAGCATACTTCAAGTTAATCTAGGACAATACGCAAACGACGGTACCGGAGATGATCTGCGCACGGCCTTTGAAAAAGCCAACGCTAATTTCTCCGATATAGATCTAACTCGTGTTATAAGCGCAGATAATCTAGGTTCGGGCGCTGGTATTTTTAAAGAAAAAGTAGGCAATAACTTAAAGTTACGATCTATTAAGCAAGGTTTAAACGTAACAGTTGTAGAAACAGCCAACGAAATTACCATAGCTACCCCAGATAGTATTAATGAATTAAACGAAGATACTACACCAACACTGGGCGGAAATTTAAATTTAAACGGATACAATGTTGTCGGACTGGGTAATATCGACATAGAAGGTAATGTGCTTGCCAACAATTTTGTAGGCGCATTAAACGGCAATATCTATGTTGAAGATGCAGCAATATCAATAACTGCGCTTAATACTGATAATAGCGACTACGAACCCATTAGTTTAAATGCTATCACTATTAATGGAAATAATAACCTAGTTCCCGGAACTACTTATATTTCAACGTTACCCGGAGATAGTCTAGGTATCCTTTCTGAAGTAGATTTAGAATTAACAGCCGTATCAGGCGAGATTAGAGTAACAGGCAGTATTGTTAGCCAAGACACTATCACAGCCACTACATTTATTGGTAATGTTATTGGTAATGTAAACGGTATTATTAGTAGGATTGATAATCACAGTATACGAGCATTGGGTGACGTTGCAGACGCATTGCCGTCAAACGGGCAAGTATTAACATGGAACGGTACTTTTTGGGTTCCCGATACAATTCCAGGAACAGGCCCAAATACAGAAGATTACGACTTTGGTCAAATAGGAGTTGCTGTAACTAGTCCTTTGCAACTATTATTGCAATCATCATCAATCGACTTTGGAACATTTGTTTCATCAAGCAATGTATTACTGGATCTTGGACGCTTTGTATCAGACAGCAATCCGTATTATTCATTGTCAAGAAGTTCAGCATCAGTAGTAGAAGGACTGAGTGTTTCAATTACATTGACTACATTAAATGTAGAAGACGATACTATTGTACCATATACTATTACAGGTGTAACTCCAGCTGATATCGAAGGCATGAGCCTAACAGGTGTGTTTACCATTGTTGATAATACAGCTAGTCTAGTAATCGACACTACATTAGACCTATTAGAAGAAACTAATGAATTACTAATACTAACATTAGATGATGTTCCTGACGTGTTTGTTTCTGTAACTATTATAGACTCTGTCAGTACAGTAGACGGTGGTAGTCCGGGTACGCCAGCATTTACTACAATCAGCGACGGTGGTAGTCCAAGCACTACACTTTTTGAAATTACATATGACGGTGGAACACCTGACTAAACCAAATTATAGAGGAATTTTTTAATCATGACTGTAAAAATACAAGTTAGACGAGGTACATCAGTACAATGGTCAACATCGAACCCAATATTAAGTGCTGGCGAGCCAGGATACGATACCACTGAACGTCAAATTAAGATTGGTGACGGCACTACAGCTTGGAACAGTTTACCTTACACCAGTGCATACGTTAACATTAACGATCTAGAAGATGTTGTTATTACTGGTCCTTCTACGGGACAAGTGCTAAAGTATGATGGCAGTAATTGGGTTAACGGAACAGATGCTGGATTAACCTATGCGATTTCAGCAGAAACAGCAACCGGCGGCACTAATTTAAGACTAACTCCTAGTACGGGTAGTGCTGATGATGTTAAGTTAGCAGCAGGTACAAACGTTACGGTTACAAGAACTGATGCTAGCACAATTACTATTGCCAGTTCAGCTTCAGGATTATTAAATGTTGTAGAAGATACTAGTCCGCAACTAGGTGGAAATCTTGATGTTAACGGACATAGCATTGTTGGCGATATTATTTCTAGTACAACAAATACATACGACCTTGGTAGCTCAACAGTAAAATTTAATGATTTGTTTTTACACGGATCTATCAATGTCGGTAGCACTTCATCAATTACCACTGCAGGAAATAATTTACAGTTAGTAACACCCGGTGGCTTTGTTGAATTGCCAGCAGGATCTACAGTCGGTGGAGTAAGTATTGGAGCATTAAATATTCAAGGTACAGTAGCTGACTATACCGCATTACTAACTATTACAGGGCAACAAACAGGTGATAGTTACGTAGTTACATCACCTGCGCCTTCGCACTTATGGACATGGGACAGTACGCAATGGGTCGATCTCGGTGAGTTTCAAGGCCCAGCAGGTGCTGACGGAGCAGATGGTGCAGACGGAACAGATGGTGTTGGTATTACCAGTATTATTAGAACTAACGGTGATGGGTCTGCTGGATCTTTAGATACTTACACTATAACCTATACCGATTTAACTACTTCAACATTCGATGTTCAAAATGGTGCAGACGGAACAGATGGTGCAGACGGAACAGATGGTAGCAATGGTACTAACGGAGAAGGTGTTCCTACAGGTGGTACAACTGGACAGTATCTACGTAAGACTAGCGGTACAGACTACGCAACAGCATGGGATACAGTAACCTTAAGTGATTTAGGTATTAGCGACGGCACTAACGGGCAAGTACTTACAACCAACGGGTCTGGCACATTTACATTTACCACTGTTAGTGGTGGTGGTGGTACTGGATTAGGAACAAGGGCGCCGGCAGCAGTTACTAGTGGTTCAATTGCAAATAACGCTTCGTGGACTGGTAGCATTACAGGATTTAAAACTTATGCACTTCTTAAAATTCAAACCAGTGCTGCAGCTTGGGTAAGATTGTATACAGACTCAGCATCACTAACAGCTGATGGTACAAGATTACAAGGCAGTGATCCTCTTCCAGGAGCAGGAGTAATTGCAGAAGTAATTACAACATCAGCACAAACAATTTTAATTAGTCCGGGAACTATTGGATTCAATGCTGAATCTAGCCCAACTACTGCTATACCAATTGCTGTGACAAATTTAAGTGGAGCTACTGGGACTATTACAGTCACGTTAACAATACTACAACTAGAGGCATAATATGCCAACAATTTTTAGAGAATATATTGTTACTCTCAAAAATAAAGATGACTTAGAACGTTTTTACTTTGAGATGGAAAATACAGGTTCTGGAGGGCAAATTCCAGAACGTGCTGTACAATGTGCTAATCGAAGACCAATTAGTAGAAATACACACTACTATCTTACGCCCGACGAAGTTGATCAACTTAAAAACGACCCGCGGGTCCAGTCAATAAGTACACCTTCGGCTAAACTAGGAATTAAAACCAAATTACACAGTCAAACAGCTGCGTGGAGTCGAGGTAATAATTCTATTGTTGGACAAAAAAATTGGGGATTATATCGATCTACATTGAGTGATAACATATCAGGGTGGGGATCAGAAAGCGGTGCTAGTAGCCAAACAGCCACTATCAATATAACAGGCTCAGGTAAAAATGTAGATGTTGTAGTAGTTGACGACATTGCTTACGCAGCACATAGTGAGTTTGACGGTAGATTAATTCAGTATGATTGGTTTGCAAATCATAATGCAGCTGTATGGCCCGCCAATACTGATTCAACTTATAATTATGATAACTATACTGGTGTTAACAATCATGCTACACACGTAGCTGCAACAATAGCAGGTAACACACAAGGTTGGGCTCGAGACGCCAACATTTATAATTTTAGACACGACACTGGGGGATTTACAAGCAACGATGGTGATTCTAGTCCTGGAGGCAATGTCGATCCACTTGTGCCCTCAAGCACTGGCTTTACTCCGTCTCAATATGTTATTGACTATATTAGAGCGTGGCACAATTCAAAATCAGTTAACCCTGCTACTGGTGTTGTTAACCCAACTATTGTAAATAACAGCTGGGGGCTAGGCACAAAGGTTAACGTAACAAATACAACCAACGGCCTCGGCAATTCAAGATTTAGTAAAATAAGATACCGCGGTGCAGATATCACAGCAGAACAGCTATTAGAACCTGTAGTAGATACAGGGTTTAGTGCAGTATGTACTACTACAGTACTAGCATCAGCATTGGCTAATATTAGCAACGGCGGTAATCAAATAGTAACCACTAGCAGTTCGCCTGGGAGTTGCAGCGTTGGTAGTATAAGCAAAGTCATAGGCGGCCGTACTGGTCTCGCTAATGCAGGTGTGCCTACATTTATAAGCCCGGATGGTGTAAACGACTACGACGATTCCGTTTGGCAAATTACATTCCCATTCCAAGTTACGTTCTTTGGTCAAAACTACGGAACTGGAACAAGTGGTAATAATCAATATCTATTTGTCAATACTAACAGTCTTGTTACATTTGGCGGTTATGGAAATCCGTATACTGTAGATATTGGACCTGGATCCCCTAGTGCTAGAAAAATTTGTATTTCAGCAGGTGATCGAAGTTGTCAAAGTCTGTGGACTGGTACTACCGGTACTACACCTAATAGAACATTTAGAGTAAGATGGGAAGGGCACGATGCAGCTAACGGCGGAGTACTAGGTGCTCCAACTATGCTATGGGAAATGACTTTCTATGAAGCTACCGCTAATAAGAATAGAATTGACCTGCATATAGATCAAAACTCTGCATACAGAGCTGAGTTTACCCTAGCCCAGTTACAAGATTACGGCATTATGCAAAGCGGCGAGCTAGCACCATATAGAGATGCTGCGCTAGATGCTGATATAACCGATGCTATAGCAGACGGTATTATATTCGTAGGCTCAGCAGGCAATGGCGGATTTAAAGTTGATACACCCGGTGGTGCCGACTATGATAATTATTTTGTAGATAATGGTGCACCATTCTATTACCATAGAGGCTCAACACCTGCAAATTCTAGAGGTACAGCAGATGCAAATCTAAATATGATATCTGTAGGCGCTGTTGCAAGCACGTCAGAAGAAAGTAAGGGACAAAATAGCAATACTGGTCCAGGTGTTGATATATACGCTCCCGGATATAATATTATGAGCGGAGTATACGATGGTGCCGGTGCTACTGGAACTAGTTGGATTGGAAACGATCCAGTGAACGACGGATCTTCTATTATAATTGATCTAGTTTCAGTATCTAGAAATACCAACGTTGCCACAGTTACAACTACTTCTGCGCACGGATTACAGACTAACGACTTAGTATCAATAGCGTGTACTAGTCAAACAACATTTAATGCATCGATGACTGATATTGTACGTACAGGTGCAACAACATTTACGTATGCTAACACAGGATTAGACTTATCTACTACCGCAGACACTGGAACAATTACAGCAGGATATCTATATCAAAAGTATAGCGGAACTAGTATGAGTTCCGCTCAAGTAGCTGGGGTGTTGGCTATTGCATTAGAAACATACCCGACGCTGACGCAAGCAGAAGCTAAGTCGTATATTTTAAATTACAGTAAAGTTGATAAGATGTATGAAACATTGGGCGGTTTTAACGACACTACTTCATTGCAAGGCGGAGAAAATAAATTTTTATTTTATAATAAAGAACGTCAAGATTCAGGAAATACATTTCCTAAAACCAATTATAAAATACGACCAACATCGGGTAATGTATTTCCAAGACCTAAAATACGCAGACGATAAGGACTATACATGTCTGATTCAATTAGCAAGTATGTACAAACAAAAGAATACTCAGTAATTTTAAAAAATTATGAAGATTTAGATTCTTTCTATGCCGAAATGGCAGACTATGGGAGATACAGCGGTAGCTCCGCACCTGAAAGAATAGTAGCCTGCACCGAGCTTAAACCATTGAGTCGAGCTACTTGGTACATGTTAACTGAATGGGAAGCAGAAGAATTAAAATCTGATCCTAGAGTAGAATCAGTTTCAATACATCCTCGGTATATCGGTGGTAAGGCAGGAACCTATGCCACTACTGTGCAAACATCAAGTAACTGGAATAAATCCGGAAGTACCAGTAACGTCATGCTTAACTGGGCACTGCTGCGATGCACTGAAGGAGTGAATAGAGTGGGTTGGGGCAGTGACAGTACTGCTAATGCAACTGGAACTGTTAGAATAACTTCTACAGGTAAAAATGTTGATTGTGTTATTGTAGATGCAGGAAATCCAGATACTGCACATCCTGAATTTGCTGTCAATGCCAACGGCACCGGTGGTAGTCGTATGGTTAGTTATAACTGGTTTCAACATAACCCAGAAGTAACGGGCGGCGCTGCCGGAACATATAATAACCCTACAAACAGCCATAGTGTACACTGTTCAGGAACAGTTGCCGGTAATACACAGGGCTGGGCTAGAGATGCTAACATTTACAACATTTATTATGATGCAGGCAATCCGGGAAATTTTAGCTACGTATTTGATTACGTTAGAGCATTCCATCGAAACAAATCAATAAACGCCGCAACTGGAAGAAAAAATCCTACTATTACAAATAACAGTTGGGGACAGAGTATTTTTCCAAGCGAGTGGTCATTCAGCGATATTACAGCGGTGACTTACAGAGGAACACGTTATACGCCACCCGCAGGTGGCACTATAACCTATACTGGCTATAGCGGAATTTGTAGTACAACTACTAGACTAGCTACGTTATTAGGATTTGAAAATTTTGGTAATAGAATAACTACTACTGGATCAATTGCTCCGATAGGCGGCAGTTTTATTGCTAAACCGCCTTCGTGGACTCAAGAAGGATCACAAATTTATCTAACAACATTCACAGAGCCCGATGCTAGTTATACAGCTACTATCCAAGGTCCAGCTGTGATTGATTTGATCTGTAATGTTGCTATAGAATGCTTTACTGGAACTGCAACAATAACTAACGGAATTAATATAACACAAGGTGCAACTGTAGTAGCTGCGCTTACTGACGGACCATTTACTGATGTTACTGTAGAGACAAATATTAGGCGCACTGTAACTCTTGCAGATACCGCAGAGTATACTATAGAATTTACATCAGATATTGATGTGTCATTATCGGGTATTCATACAGTCGGTGTTGCTATGAGTGTAACTATCAAGGCTGAGGCAACTCCAGCTAGTGCCAATGTAACAGAAATTGCTAATGCATTAGTAGGTGGAACTGGACTAACGTCATCAACTACACCTACTAGTGGGGGTGAAGATGACGGCTATTGGCAATTAGAGTTACCATTTAATATAGAATTTTTAGGCGTTAGCTATGCAACAGTATACGTTGGAACAAATCATTATCTTACATTCGGTGGTGGATCAGTTGCCTATAGCAACTTGGGACCAACTACACCAAACTTTCCAAAGATCATGTGGTCGTGTGCAGATAATTCAGTGCAACGAATTTATTACGGCTCAACTGGCACTACCCCCAATAGAAAATATTATATTAGAGTAGAAGGTAACGCAGCTACAAGCGGAACTCTTGGTAGTCCTTTTATGGTTAACGAGTATACATTTTACGAAAGCAACCCTTCTCAAATAGATTTGCAATTAGGAGCCAACAATAGAAAAACTTCAGTTGGTGGTGGATTTACTACAGAACAATTAAATTCATGGGGATTCATAGCAGGACAACGAATACCGTTAAGAGTTCCGGCATGCGATAGCGATGTAATTGATGCAATGAACGAAGGGGTTATATTTGTAGGTGCTGCGGGCAACGGTCTATGGAAGCATGATGTTCCAGGCGGAATTGACTGGGACAATACTTTTGAAATGGCCAATAGGTATCCTGCTAGTGTGGCTAATCCTTATTATATTTGTCGCGGAACTAGTCCAACGGCTAATGATACAGGTATGCCAAATATCTGCGTAGGGGCAACTGACGTTACCAGTGTTGACCAAAAAAGCTATTATAGCGATTGTGGTCCAGGTGTAGATATATGGGCTCCAGGTACTAGTATTCTTAGTTCCTACCTTGGGGGTGTTAGCGACAACAGAAATGCTAGTTATCAGCTAGGAAAGATTAGTGGTACTAGCATGGCAAGTCCGCAGGTATGCGGAGTAATAGCCTGTGCGTTAGAGCAGAATCCACACTGGAATCAATCCCAAGCCAAGGCTTATATAACGGGCATTGCTACTCAAGGACAACTTACAGCAACTAGCGGCGGACCAGCTGATATTCGAGATCTGCAAGGGGGTCCGAATTTACACCTATACTATAAAAAAGAAAGACCCATAGATGGACAAACAATTCCTCAATTAACGCAAGGTGCTCGTCCTAGCGTAGGAATGGCGTGGCCTAGACCTAAAATATACAGATTTGGTCGTTAAATTCTGTTTTGTTTTTCGGTAAATACATAAAACGGAGCAGAAATGGCATTATCTGTATGGACACAAAATTCGGGCTATAGTCTAGGAACACTTAGCGAAAGACAAACAGTAAATATTTCGTTACCTGTTATAGCTAGTTACGGACTCACGTTTCGATTAATATCAGGAAAACTGCCTCAGGGATTACGTGTTTCTGGTAGCAGTATTATAGGTACTCCATTTGAAGTACCGAGAACTACAGAATTTAAATTTGTTATTAGAGCTAGTAACAGTACTGATTTATCTGACAGAACATTTTCATTAACTGTAGTTGGTTCCGATGAACCTCAATGGTTAAGCCCTGAAGGATTATTACCAGTAGGAACTAACAATGCATATTACATCTTAGATAGCAGTTTTATCGACTTTCAATTAAGTGCTAAAGATACTGATACTACTACTGGGCAACAATTACAATTTTTTATTGCCAGTGATGACGGCGAACTTCCGCCGGGATTAATTTTAACTATCACTGGAAGAATTACAGGGTTTGTACAACCTTTACTGGCAATACCGTTAAAGTCAGGCAATGGAAATTATGATAAAAGTTTGTATGATGATATTGCGTACGACTTTGGATATAGATCCAGTAACGGATACGACACCTACGTCTACGATTTAACAGTGTACGATTTCAGTGTACCAACAGCTAGACCTCGTAAATTAAATCGAAACTATGAATTTATTGCTACTATTACAGATGGCGATACTGTTACTAAACGGAAATTTAGAATATTTGTCGTAGGCGATGATTTCTTCCGTGCTGATAATGTTATAACATCAGCAGGTACTGGAGCATACACCGCAGACATTACCTATGTAAGAGCTCCGATATTTACAACTGCTAACTACCTAGGATTACGCAGAGCCAATAATTATCAAACATTTAAAATTGATGTCTACGAAGGTTTTAGTGATTTAGGTCCGATTGTTTATGCATTTGCAGAAGTTAACGCACTTATAAGCGGTGTTTGTATACGAGAACTATCTAGCGATAATAGATTAGGATTATCTAATATACGAATTGAGCGTGCCAGCGGAGTTCCACAAATTGGGTATAAGATAACATTTAACGGTGAACTTGAAGGCGCTACTGAACAGATATACACTATAACCGGTGTCGATATACTAGGCGGTGATACTTATAGAATATCAGTTAACGTTCCTCTTGAATTAACTATACCTAACGGATCGGCAATTTACATAGGTACAGATAGTATATTGCCGCCCGGGATGGAGTTTGATACTACATCAAGTGAAGTGTTTGGTACTGTTCCGTATCAGCCGGCTATTACACGAACCTATTCGTTTACCATTAAAGCCATTAGATTTGGTCAAGGGACTGAGACATCAATTAGTAGACGTGTGTTTACAGTTGATATTCTAGGCGAAATTGAAAGCGTAATGACTTGGATAACACCTACCAACTTAGGTACTATTGACACCGGCTACGTAAGTACGCTAAGTGTTGTAGCTGCTAGTACATTGTCGACATCAGCTGTTTTATATACGCTCGAAGATGGTAAATTGCCATCCGGGTTAACATTAAATTTAGACGGCGAAATTGTTGGGAAGGTTAATCAGTTAAGTAGTGAATTTCATTATAACAGCTACTGGAAGCCCAACAAATATTATATTGTAAACGACATTGTTAAACAGAACAATATTAAAGGTATTAAGTCTCTTACTAGGAGAAAAAATACAGCCAGTGTTGTAACCAGTGTAGATCACGATTTTGTCACAGGCGACCTTGTTGAAATTGTATCAGACGATTTAAATTTTAACTACTACGATGCTGTGAGTGTTACTATTGCAGCTATTCAATTAGAATCGTTCTTGGCTATTACAGGTAGTGGACCTTATAGGGTTACATTTGACATTCCAACCCAAACGCTTGCACCGCTAGCGCCAATATTTACTTTGATAAAAGGTTTGGCTATTTCAACCATCGCGGGTGTGTATAACAATGTTCCAGCTGCATCATCGACTGGTAACGGAGTAGGTGCAAGATTTCGAGTTGAAAAAGGCCTTAATTTATCAACACCGACGTACACCGGAGTAACTACTATTACATTGATAGATCCAGGTACTGGCTATTTGCCAGGAGAAAGAATTACCATCAGTGGTGCTGACTTAGGTGGGGTTAACGGAGTTCATGACTTAACAGTTACTACTTCATCAGGACTAGAGTTTTGGTACAGAATTAATGGAAACAGTAATACTAATTATAATGGTAGATTTTTTGCAACCGCAAGTACTGTAAATACCATAACACTAAACTTCAACACTAATCCCGGAACATGGGGCACTGGTACCATTAGTACAACAACTGGTCCGGGAACATATGACGCACAGACTTTAATTATCCCATTGAACTACTTTAGCTACCCTAACAAGGGAACTAGTATATCTATGAAAGTAGCTAGTGGTACTACTTACAATGCTCCAACATATTACAAAGCAAAAACAGAACATGTTAGCGGTGTATCATTTAGTCCTGTAAATTGGACTGTTTACAGATTCCCCGAAGCAGACAAATCGTTAACTACCTATGATAATAATACGCTAACATTGGATGGTGGTGCAACTACTACTGATAGAAGCTACTCCTTTACCGTTCGAGCAAGAGATCAACTTGGGTATAGTGCTGTTACTAAAGAATTTACTTTGTTTATTAATACACCTAACAATTCTTACTATAGTAATTTATCAGCAAGGCCCTTCTTAAAAATTGATCAAAGAGCTAGCTTTAAAGATTTTATAACTGATCCAACTATTTTTGATCCGACCTTAATTTACAGAGCAACTGATCCGTATTTTGGTATACAGCGCAATTTAACTATGTTAGTATTTGGTGGTGTAGAAACAAAACTAGCTGTTGAGTATGTTAGTGCTATGGGCAGAAATCACAAGCCAAAGAGATTTAAACTAGGCCAAGTTAAAAAGGCTGTTGCTAAAGTTCCAGGAACTAATACTGTACTGTACGAAGTTATATACTTAGAAGTGTTAGATCCACTAGAAAAAGATAAAAAACGATTGCCGGCAACTATAAAATACAGTAAGAATAATCTAAACATTACTACCGATAATAATAGTGAATTTTACAACGGGCCGTTTAATGTTGATAACCCGTTCTGGAAGCGACCAATTCCGATGAATGTCACTTTAGATAGGACTGATATATTTGCAGGTGATCCTGAAACAGCTTGGAGATTTCCAAGTAGTATTAGTCTATGGCGTTATAGAATTAAGAATATGCCGAATACACTGTCCGAACGCAATTATATGCCATTATGGATGCGCAGTATTCAAGCAGGCGAAAGCCAAGAAATTAACTATGTGCCAGCGGTTCCGTTATGCTATTGCAAACCCGGAACAGCAGATGCCATATTGTTAAACATTAAAAACAGCGATTTTGATTTTAAATTGCTGGATTACACCGTCGACAGATACATAATAGATTCTGTGACTGGTGAGTATACAGATAAATATCTTGTATTTAGAAACGATAGGACTACAATAACATGAGCAGACAATTCCCAAGCGAAGTAATAGCAGAAACGATCGACGCCGATTATCCAATTGCTGGACAAGATAATGACAGCCAAGGTTTTAGAGATAATTTTAGCGTGATTAAAGACGGACTTGCTACTGCCAAGGCCGAGCTAACTGATCTACAAACGAACACAGCACGATTAGACGACAACAATAATTTTGGCGGGTATCTAGTTGATAACGCAACAACCAACAGATTGTATGGAACAGTTTATACAACAACCGATGCGGGATCAATTAGTGTAGATTTAGTCAACGGCCCCTATCAAGAAATCACTGTTACGGGTACTGCTACTTTAATAATTGACGGCTGGCCTACTGAAGACGTTTACGCCTCTATGAAATTAGCCCTTAAGAGTAGTACAGCTACTGCATATCAAGTTACATTAAGTGCTGCTGGCGGAAGTAATAAAGTATTCAATAGTCTTCCGGCCGATGGCATAATAACAATCGACGATGACCTTCAACTTATAGATGTATGGACGATTGACCAAGGTGCAACTGTATATTTCAAATTGGATGCCAGTCCAACAGTTTCTATTATTAATGACTTAACTGATGTTGTTATTACTAGTCCAGCTAACGGACAAGTACTAAAGTATAACGGAACAGCTTGGGTTAACGGTATCGATGCAATTGGTGACATTTTAACTATTGATAATTTAACCGATGTAGTTATTACTGGTACTCCGGCCGATGGTCAAGTATTAAAATATGATACAGCTACTAGTAAGTGGATTAATGCTGCTGATGCAATAGGTGATAGCCTATCATTAGATAACTTAACTGATGTAGTTATTACTGGAACACCTGCTGATGGTCAAGTATTAAAATACGATATTGGTACTAGTAAGTGGGTTAACGGAACCGACAATGTAGATGATAACCTAGTTACCTATGTTACTAAAATTGTTGACGACGGCTCGGGCATCCAGGAAGTTTTTGAATTAGACGGAACTAAATTAAAAACAAGTACTGGCGTTAAAATGGATTTCGGATTTGAGGTTGGAAACACTTACAGATTTGATCTAAGTGATAGTTCTAATGCTCAAGGTCCGTTAAGATTCTCAACAACAGCCGACACCGCAATGCCAGCATCAATTACACCATATACTACAGGTGTTACTATAGTAGGCACAGAAGGAACACCGGGCGCATATGTACAAATCTTAATTAGTAACTCAACTCCTTCATTATTCTTATACAGTGATGAAACTGGAATTGATACTAGTTTAATTGGTGCTGCTTTAGAAATTCCTCAAGTACGCAATCAACAATATTCAGGTAGTGAAGATTTAGTATCGGCTACTGCCGCGAGTGTAGTAAAATCTGCAAGTTACTTTTCAACAGCCGCTGCAGAAACAGCTACTCTAGCCGCTGGCACAGAAGGTCAAATTAAAGTGTTTGCTATGTATGCTGACACTGGAGATATGGTTATTACTGTTACTAACGCAGGTTGGAAATCAACTGGTACAGGAACTATTACATTTGCTAATATTGGAGAGGCTTGCACACTCCAATACATAAACAGCAAGTGGTTCTGCATCGGTAACAACGGAGCAGTGTTTGCATGATACATCCATTAGCGGAAGACTTTAGCCAACTTAAAGATATCGAAATCGAAAACAAGTTGCAAGATCTAAGTAAAAAATATTGGCAAACATCCAACCCATCTGTAAAAGAACAAATTAGTATTTTTATAGGGTTATACAAAACCGAACTCAGTTACCGCAGAGCTAAATTAGTAGAGCAACAATACCAAAAGCGGGATAAAGATCTTGACAATCTCATTAAAGTCAGCTAAAATAGCTAGATGCTTAATGACAAATTCAGTAATGTAATCTATCAAGAACAGGACATTGTAAAGTTAATTTACAATGGCGGTATAAATTTGATAGATTGCATCATTGCAGAAAATACACAATCAATTGCCCAGTTTAAAACTGCCAGTGACCTTGGCTTTAATATACATCAAGAGCCTGAGCTAGATCAAACTG